TCAGAAAGGTACATCACTTTCTGAGTTAAATCACCCTGAATCATCTTTAATTGACTTGGATAGAGTGTCTCACATTATAACTGACATATGGTGGGACGGTCCTGTACTTATGGGAAAACTTAAACTTTTAACAAGTCCTGGTTTTCACGAAAGAGGAGTTTGTTCGACAAAGGGAGACTTAGCGGCAAATTACTTAAGACAAGGGGTTACATTAGGAATCTCTTCAAGAGGAGTAGGTTCTCTTAAAAAAGTTGGAGAACAAAACGAAGTTCAAGATGATTTTGAATTAATTTGTTTTGACCTTGTATCTTCCCCTTCTACGCCAGGTGCGTATCTTTTCTTAGAACCTGATGAAAGACATCAGTTTGAAGAAAACTTAGAAGAGGAACAAAGAATGAGAACTGAAAGAGAAGTTGGACCTTCAGGTAACAAATCTCTTGACTTAATGAAAAAATTGTCCGATTATTTAGGATATTAAAACATTTATTATGGACGAAAAATATTTCATCGCACGTGTTACCATTGATATGGTTGATGCCGAATCAGGAAAGGTAAAAAAACAAAAAGAAGAAAAGTTGGTTAAGGGTTATAATCCAACTGATGTAGAAGCAAAAGTAACCAAGGTGTTCGAACATTATACACAAGATTGGAGAATAACCGCGATTGTTGAAAGTAAGATTGATGAGGTGATAGAATAATTTAAATTTCAATAATTTAATAATCAATTTTAAAAAGGAGGTCAAATGACCTCCTTTTTATTTTTTTGTCAAAACGGAAATATTTATATACAAATAAAAAAACTAATTCTGAAGAAAGTCAAAAAACGACTTTTTTAGGAATTGGTAATATTTATATATAAAAATATAAAATGGCAAAAGAAAAATCTTTAGTAGAAGAAGCAATCATCCAAATGAAAAATTTGGAGGAGGCGGTTGCTGAAAATGCAAAAGGAATACTTGCTTCAACAATGAAGGAAGAAATCAAAGAATTAGTAAAAGAATCTCTATCTGAACAAGAAGAAGAAGACGCAGAGATTGAAACAGATGTTGACATGGAAGAGCCTGAAATGGAAGAGCCAGAAATGGACGACGAAGAAGGTGATGACATGGATACTGATAATGAAGACGAAGATATGATGTCTATGGACTCTATGGACACAATCGACTTGACTGGTCAATCTGATGAACAAGTTCTTCGTGTATTCGAATTGATGGACCCTGAGGATAAAATCATCGTTAAAAAAGATAGTGCTGGTAATATCAATCTTAAGGATAACGAAACAAACAAAGAATACATGATTGTTCAAGAAGGAGACGAGGAGATGTTTGAAATGTGGGACGAAGAGAACGAAGAATATGAGGAAATGGATGAAGAAGATGACTCTATTGAATCAATCGTATCTAAAGTTTTCGGTAATGAAGACGAAGAAGAAATGGATTTCGAAGACGAAGAAGAAATGGATTTCGAAGATATGATGGAAGAAGAAGACATGGATGACATGATGGAAGAAGAAGAAGAAGACATGGATGACATGATGGATTCAGAAACTATATATGAAATCTCTTTTGACGACGAAGATGAAATGGATTTTGAAGAAGAAGACGATTTCATGATGGAATCTAAAACAAAAAAATCTATCAAACCAAAGGGAGTCGGAATTGGAAAAGGTCCTAAAAAAGACATCTATTCGAAAAATCCTAATACAAGTGGAGGTTTTCAAGTGGTTAAGAAAAAAGCTAACAAGACCATGGGTACTGGAAGTGCAAAGAAAGGTTTCTCTTACGATGCAGAAAAAGACAATGGACAACTTGAAGGTGAATTCAAAATGAAACCTAAAAAAGTGGAGACTAAAGAAGCTGCACGTACTTTAGGTAACGGTTCTAATTTCAGAAAGGGTGGTTTACCAAAACCAAGAGCACACTCAAAAGCGAACACTGCAATTAAAGAAAGTGAGAATTTGAGAGAAATGCAAATCCTTAGAGAGAAGAATGATGAATACAGAAAAGCACTTAACATCTTCAGAAACAAATTAAATGAAGTTGCGGTATTCAACTCAAACTTAGCATACGCTACACGTTTGTTCACGGAACACTCAACATCAAAACAAGAAAAAATCAACATTCTTAGAAGATTTGACAGTGTTGAAACTATCAAAGAATCAAAGAATTTGTATAAAACCATTAAAGATGAACTTTCAACTACGGCAAGTCAACCAATGAACGAATCAATCGAACGTGTAATTGAAAAAGCACCTTCAACAGGTTCAGCGGTTAACTTGATTGAGTCTAAAACTTATGAAAATCCTCAGTTCCTTAGAATGAAAGATTTAATGGGTAAATTAAGATAATAAAAATAAACTAAACTAAAAACAAAAAAACCAATAAAATGGGAGCATTATTAGAATCAGGTCTTGTTGGTAACATCGGTCTTAAGCACCTTAAAGTTATCAAAGAAGATACAATCAACAAATGGGACAGATTAGGGTTCCTTGAAGGTCTTAAAGGCCACCTAAAAGAAAACGTAGCTCAGTTATATGAGAACCAAGCGTCTTTCTTAATCAATGAAGCAACTTCTGACGGTAGCTCAGGTTCATTCGAAACTGTAGTTTTCCCTATCGTTAGACGTGTATTCTCTAAATTATTAGCGAATGACATCGTATCAGTACAAGCTATGAACTTACCTATCGGTAAATTGTTCTACTTCGTACCTAAAATCCAAGGGTACTCAGGTGGTACACCAGGAGATTTCAGTGGTGACCACTACGCTCCAATAGGTTCTCCTGGTAACTACCCTGGCGACCCACAAGCAGGTTACACAGGTGCTGGAGCTTACGCTAAAAACCTTTACGATTTATTCTATGAAGGAAACGAACCTGATTTAGACCCTCCAGGATTGTTTGACTACTCTAAAGGACGTTGGTCAGCAGTTACTGTTGACGCGGAAGTCATGGTATGGGAAAATGGTAACTTGGTTCCACTTTCAGCAACAACTGTAGACCTTGATGGTTTAAACGTAAGAAAACTTATTGTTCAACTTTGTGGTTTCGCATCTGACGGACTTGGTAAAATGATTGGTCCTGATGGTAACGAATATGACACAGAAACTTTCTTGGCTGACCTTCGTTTATTCGCAACTTGTGATGACCTTACCGCAACAGGAAACACTTGTAGTCCATTCTTCAAAGAAGATGGTACAACTCCAAAATCTTTATTGTTCAGAGTAGTAACTCAACAATATGGTCAAGGTATCGTAAATGGTCTTTACACTAAACGTGCAACTGCAACATGGGCTGACAAAGGAAATGGTGGTTCTTACCAAGATATTTGTACTGCTGACGGATGTATCTATTTAGAAATGGACCTTTCTTGTCCTGTATGTGCTACATGTGGTGATGGTACTTTAGATGGTTACACAGGTACTACATTTGCTGATGGAGCAACTGAAACTTTAACAGGTGGATGTTTCACAGGTGTATTCAGACGTTACGAAGAACTTGAGTTCGAAGATAAGATTGGTGAGGTATCTTTTGACCTTCAGTCTGTAACAGTAACTGTTACTGAAAGAAAGTTAAGAGCTCAGTGGTCTCCTGAACTTGCTCAAGACGTAGCGGCATTCCACAACATCGACGCTGAAGCTGAATTAACGGCTTTATTGTCTGAACAAGTTGCGGCTGAAATCGACCGTGAAATCTTACGTGACTTACGTAAAGGAGCGGCTTGGAACCTACGTTGGGATTACAACGGATGGAGAAGAGTACAAGGTTTAACTACTTCTTACACTCAGAAAGACTGGAATCAAACATTGATTACTGCAATCAACCAATTGTCAGCACAAATCCACAAGTCAACACTTCGTGGTGGAGCTAACTGGATTGTATTGTCAAGTGAGATTTCTGCTATCTTTGATGACTTAGAATACTTCCACGTATCTAACGCGTCTCCTGAGCAAGACCAATACAACATGGGTATTGAAAGAGTAGGAACATTAGCTGGACGTTACCAAGTGTACCGTGACCCTTACTTCCCACCAAACCAAATCTTGATTGGACACAAGGGAACATCGTTACTTGACACAGGTTACATCTACGCACCGTATGTACCTCTACAATTAACACCTACAATGTACAATCCATTCAACTTCACACCTATCAAAGGTATTATGACAAGATACGCGAAGAAGATGGTAAATAACCGCTTCTACGCACGTATTACTGTTGATGGTGTTCGTACATTCGATTTACAAGAATTGAGATAATCAAATCTTTAAATAACACCCAAAAAGGTCAGAGAAATCTGACCTTTTTTTTTATTATAGAAAAACAATTGATTTTTTGTAATAGTATTTATATATTTTTATCTATGGAAAAGATAATCCCCACTGAAGAACAAGTTTTAATAATAAAAAAAATGTTTGTTGACGAATTAAAAGGTCTTAGAGAAATATCTAAATCTTTTGGTTGGTCTACATTTACTATTAGTAGAATTTTAAAAGAAAATGGAGTAGTAATTAAAGGAAGTGGTAGAAAATTTTTAGGCGGTAAAAAAGTTGCTGATAAGAAATACAGACAAAAAAATAAAAATAGATTAGATGAATATAATAAAAATTGGTATTCTAAAAACAAAGAACACCGTAAACAATATCTTAAAGAATACCGTGAAAAAAATATAGATAAGATTCGTGAGGTTAAAAGAACCTACGAAAGAACTCGTAAAGCCAATGACCCCATCTATAAACTAATCTCTAATTTCAGAACCGCAATCTATCAAGTATTAAAAGAAAGTAATGTTGAAAAGAATGGTCATTACTTTGAGATTCTTCAGTACTCACCTGATGAATTAATTAATCATTTAGAGAATCAATTTACCGATGGTATGACATGGGATAACTATGGTGAATGGCATGTTGACCATATAACACCTATTTCCCTTTACGATATAAAAGAAATTGGTGATAGTGAATTCATGGAATGTTGGTCCCTTAAAAACCTCCAACCAATGTGGGGAGAAGAAAACATTCGTAAATCAAACAAAGTTATTGTTTAAATAATTTCTTAGCGGAACCGTCCTCGTAGATTTCAATATATAAACCTCTGTAATCTTCCCCAATTTCTTTTCCGTCTATTGTAATTCTTTTAACAATACGTTTTTCAGTATTGGTATTTAGATTATTTATTGCGATTATATTAAAGATTTCTTTTACTCCATTAAAATCTGTTTGACTTAATCTATAATAATTTATTTTATCTTCAGAATAATCGTAATCTTTAAATTCGTAATTGATTACATAATTTGAGTTTCCTGAACCTGGTATTGTTCTAAAGGTCTCCCAATTATATCCATCAAGACTTCTTTCTATTGTAAAATAATCATTATTTAGTTCAGAAGCGGTAGACCAACTTAGTAAGTTATAATTATTAACCCACTTACCATCAAAATACATTAATTCAATTGGTAATGGGGTACAATCAAATATCTCAAATAGTTCGATATCATCAATCCACCATTCTTCACCCGAGGCATTAACCCTTGTTAAAATATCAACGGCAACTTGAGTGATTCCTGTTGGTAATCTTAATGTAATAACCGAATAACCATCTCCAGTTGTTGTTCTATCATTTCCTGCGGCGGGAAAATAAGTTGTAAGTGTACCATTCGCGGTTTTATTAATTACCCCATTTGTGTTATACCCCCAAAACGCATTATTATTTCCTCTAATTCTTATTTCTGAAACGTATGTAATTTCTCCGTCTGTTGAAACTTGTACTTCTACGAAATCAGGGGACGTACCTCCGTCTACACCTCCTGATGTTGCAGTTGAGCTAAATTTATAAGAAGCGAGTCTGAATTTAAATTCATAAGTACTAAGAGGGTTTAAACCTGTTATATTAGGTAATACATACCAATTTTGTTCAATACTGGATGACCCTAACCCTAAACCAAAAATTCTTGCACTTGCGGTTGGTGAGGTTGAGGCGAGAGATGAAAATCCTGAGTTTGATTGAAATACCCACCAATTACCAAACCAATCGTAAGTTTCAATTCTATCAGATACAACCAATGTTGTACATGTCTGCGAGTAAGAGGTTAGATTAAATAAAATTAACCATAACATTAAAATATATTTTCCCATAATTCAAAATAACTTTTATATAAATATAAAACGATGGGAAGTTTATTTGGTTGTATGATAAATTAAAAAGTATTTTTTTTTTTAATCGTGATATTTATTAATAAACTTAATTTGATATGAAGAACTTATTTTTTATAAATGAATCCGAAAGGGAAAGAATTCTTGGAATGCACCATGATGCAACAAGAAAACAATATTT